GGAATGGAAAGATCATATAGCTAAAGTAAAATCAGACATTCCTAAAGGATAAATACTTTTATATTTATAAAATTATGAATAAATTTATACTATCTGTAGTGCTTATTATTTCTTTATGTATAGTAACACCAAGTTTTGCTGATTTTGAAAAAGATGAAATTATACCAAAACAAGAGCATACAGAAATGTTATATCCAACTGTTCTTGTTAGAATTGGAAAGGGTTCAGGTTCAGGAACAGTAATATATTCTAAAATAAATGAAGAAAATCAATATCAAAGCTTTGTATTAACTAATTGGCATGTTATACAAAGTAATGTTAGAGTTAAAGAAGAGTGGAACTCTGAAAAGAAAGAAAAAATAGAAACAGAAACTAGGCGTCCTGTTAATATTGATTTATGGGAATACAACAATTATTCTACTTCTATTGGAACTATTGGTCGTATAGCTAAAATTGTAGCTTATGACAAAGGTAGAGATCTTGCTCTTTTACAAATTGAAGATACAGAAAGAAAGATGCCTTATGTAGCAAAGTTATATCCAGAAGGGGCGGATGACGGCCCTTGGATATTTCAACAGGTCTATGCTGTTGGAGCAGGAATGGGAAAACCTCCGTTTCCAACTATCGGAGTCTTGGCAGGTTATTCTAGAGATCAAGATGGTAGAGACTTATACCTTGCCAGCGCCCCTATTATTTTCGGAAATTCAGGAGGCTCCCTGTATGTTTATAGCTCTAGAAATAAGTATGAATTAATCGGAGTGCCGAGTATGGTATCGGCTTATGGTTGGGGAAATGTAATTACACATATGGGATGGTCACGACCAATTAATGAAATTAGAGTTTTTTTACGAGAAAATAAATATGGATTTATACTTGGAGATAAACCTGAAGTAGAAGAAAAAGAAGAAACTAAAGAATAAAATAAGCACTTGGAGAACATTATCAAGGAAAATATATTATGGCACAACAAGAAATAAATCCACAAGATTTTATTGTGGCAGTAATAGAACAAAGAAATGATGCGCTTAATAAGCTTGCTAGTTATATGGCGGTTAATGTGGAACTTGAAAAAAAGATAAAGGAAATTCAAGATTCTGATAAAACTAGTGATAAACAGGATATAGAATAAAGGAATAACTAATATGGTAGGGTATAATCCGAATATGTTAAGGCAAAAAGCAAGAGAGTTTGGCTTTAAAGGAGAAAATATGGCAGATTTTCCTGCATACCTAGAACAAAATGCAGGTGTAGCACAACAATTTCTCCAAGAACAAAATCAAAATATAAATAATATACCACAATTTCAAACAGGTGGGGTTCTTCCTAAAATACCTACTGTTGAACCAAGCGCCGACACATCGCGCACCATCTCTCCAACTCAAAAGCAAGACTTCATTAGTGCTATGGGAATTACCAACCCAGTTAATCCCGGTGCCACTTATGGATATAATGAATCAGTAAATAGGCTATATGAACAAGCTCTAAAATCTCATGGGCAACAAACTGCTCAACAAACTAATCAAGTTTTATCTCAGCCTACTACTCAACCTCCAATTCCACCTGTGGCACCTCAACCTGTAGCACCTACTACTCAACCTT